GGTGATGTAATTGCTGAAGTGTATGACTACGCAGCAGGTGCATTACTCATGAGCTTGTATGGTGATGGCTCAACAATCAGACTAAAGAATGTAATTCTTTGGTTAGAAGGTGCAGATGGTGAAGGTGCTCAGAGTTATGACAACACCTCAACCATAATCGAAGAACGACTAAGAAAGGTAGGTGCAATACAATGATGTTCATCCCTCACATCGGTGACCGCATCAGTAATGGTGCGGTCATAGTAGATCTCAAGAGATCTTGGGACACAGACCCAGACACATATCTGGCACTCTGTTTATGGACAGAAGACACACAGCAGGTCGAACCAATCAGACGAAAGGTAGACCTGTATGTAACATGGAGAATATATCCAAGCGAAGATGGCTTGGTGCATGCCAGAAATGGTCACTATCACGACACACTCTCAGAAGCAGTTGTTGATTTCAACAGCCGTACATGAGATAATATCCCACAACCAAACGAACAGGAGAAACAAATGACACAACAAACAATCCGCTCTCGCCGTAATGCTTATAGCATTATCGGTGAGGCAGTCACCGCTACATCTGCACGAGATGCAGCACAACAGGCTGGTCTCGACTGGCATGTACAACTGGCTGACGTACAAGCGTTAGCCGTATCGAATGATGGTGTTAATACCCTCGAAGTACCATCAACATTCGCAACAGTTCGTACCAATAAGGACACAACACAGTCAGTGCTTGGCACTGTCGGTGGTAGATACAAGGTGTTCCAGAATGACGAGATGTTCTCAGGTCTGGACGCACTAGTTGATTCAGGCGATGCAAGATATGCATTTGCTGGTGAGGTTAAAGGTGGAGCGCAGGTGTACATGGTGCTCGAGCTACCTAACGAAGTTAAGATAGCCAACGATCCTCATGCTTGCTACCTTGTAGCAAGAACATCACATGATGGTTCAACTGCACTACAGATATCACCATCAATCCAACGCTTGCGTTGCACCAATCAGATAGCAGGTATCTTTGCTAAGACTGGTACGTATACACTCAAGCACACAACCAACGCTGAGTTCCGCATTGAGGATATCAAGCGGATCATCCCTGTTACCTACGAAGGTATTAAGTTCTATGAACTTATCGGTAACAAACTTATCAACGAGAAGATCTCAGATGCAGAAGTGGACGCCATCTTTAATAAGATGTGGTCTATCCCAACCATCATTGAGAACTCACCTTACTCACTGTTAAGTGCAGGACAGAAGCGACAGTTCAACTCAGCAACGATTGCACGTCAGACTGCTAAAGCAATCTATCGTGGTGATACCAATACACAAGAGGAACTATACGGAACTAGGTTCGGTGTGTTCCAATCTATCGTGGAGTATGCAGATCACTACAGTCACAAGGCTGATTCAGTTAGAGCCGAGCGCATCATTACAGGTTCGGCTGACCGTATCAAGAGCAGAGCTCTTGACCTACTAACGAAAGGAATCTAATGGAGAACCCATTACAGAAGTACGTAGATGGGTTGGATAATCCAACCCCCTTCGTACCACCAAAGATATCTGTTCGTGTGGCTAACTATATAATCAAGGCTCTTGATTACTTGCATATTTATGCAGGCGAGAAAGATGAACCCGAACTTATAGAGTCAGACATACACAAGGAGGCAGAGGAAGCAATGGTTGACATTGTAGTTATGTCTCCAGAGGAGATACCGAATGGGTAAGTTAATCAATAAAAAAATCCTGCAGGCTAGACCACCTAGTCTGCAGGTTAAACAACTCGCTGGGTGGTCATGGTACTGCGGGTATCATGACACCATGGGAAGTGGTGACACTAGGCATGAAGTATTATGGATGGCTGGTGCTCACATGGATTACTTCTCAGAAGTAACTGATGACTGTGATATCTATGTAAGGGAACACAAGGTCGAGAAGGAGAATGATGGGCAAGCCACGTCCAACAGAAATAAAACTAGTAGCAAAGCTACTAGATCCTGACGCCGAAAACTCCGAAGGTGCTGCGGAACTAGCGGTTGAAATCATCGAGGCTCTAGATAAATCTAGGACTAAGAGAGAATCGTTTATTGTCGTAGCAAGGTTGGCAGACTGGGTTCCAGTACAAGCATGGGGTGAGTTTACTACCCGCTTACAAGCGGAGAAGTTCTTCCCCAATCTTTCATCACCAGACACAGGTGGTAAAGGATCAATAGTTCGTCTGGAAAATCCAGACGACTTACTCAAAAGAATAGGAGTAATCAAGTAATGTTCTATAACGGATTCACATTACTGATGCAGATCCTTGCGGGTCTAACTGCATACTGGATTGGTAACTATTATGGTTACGAGCGAGGTAAGACAGAGATGTATCAGACCTTGAAGAATCTAGATGCAAAGAGTAGAGAGTTCTTCTCTACTGTATCCAAGAAATAAACTAAAGGCGGGGGCGTTATGCCTCCGCCTTTTTTTCTTTCTCTCGTGCAGCCATGTTAGTTACCCAATATAATTTATAGAACTCTTCATCAAATGCAAATCGTTTCATGTGTTGAACTGTTGCTCCAGTGTGGGCATACAATGGTATGCCAGCTTCCTTCATTAACATGAAGAACTGAATGTCTTCTGATATAAATTGTTTATCTTCTCCACTAGAAGTCTCCATAAATAATGGTCTATCACCATGAAACTTACGCATCTTGTCAGCCACTGATCTGTGCATGAGAAAGAATCCATAGCCAGAGTAATCAACTTTGACTATGGCATTAGGTTCAAGTGGATGAGTGTATGACATTACATACTTATCAGTCTCGTGTGCTATAAACAAAGCAGGGTATGGTTCCATAAGTGCCTGCTCGTTTTGTTTTGATATGAAGTATGTACCAGTAACTGCTGGTCTTTCTTTAGCGTCAGCAATTGACCAGAGTTTAGTAGCAGCATCGTTCGTAAGAACGATGTCTGAATCTACCCACAAGATCCATTCGATGTCTGTCTTCTTGTGCCATGTATCAAATGCAGTTTGTCTTTGCCTGCCTATCTGATTACCCTGCACACGTTGAGCTGACGTAATGGGCAAACCACTGGTTAGAATTGTGTATACAATTCCTTGAGTAAACTTGCCATCAGTTGTGCCATTGTCACACCAAGTAATCATGATCCTATCTTTAGTTTTTGACATGGTCACCACCCTATCCTTATTTCTTTTTCTTCCTTGATACTGCTGCGTTATCAATTAAGTTTGGGTATGGTCTACCTGCCGCCTTGGCACGAGCACGTGCCTCTGCTTTCTGTTCAGGTGTTAATGGTGTTGATGTTTTCTTTGGATTAGTTGTTTTCCAAAATGGTTTCTTTTTCATTAGTACGGTGTTATCCCTCCGAGTTTGTCTGCGATATCTTTTATACCTTTTGCAACCAATTGTTCCACACGTTGAGGTGAGATATCCCAAGCCTCGGCTATGTCCACAAGTGGCATGTCGTTTACAAATCTAGATGTCAGTATGCCTTGCATTCTGGGATCTAGTTTCTTCATTGCTCTATCTACATCAGCAATCATTGCTGCCAAATTGTTACCCTCATTGGCTGGCTTCTTAGCCTTGACCCCATGTACATCTGGATCAAAGACTTGGTTAGCCAAGTATGATTCATTAGTGCCAGCAACTTTAATTAAATTCTCAATTAGATCTAGACGATAGAAGTATTCATCGCCTAGTTCATAACCAAGTGTGCGAGCTTTTTCTTTGCGAGCGTACCGCTCGCCAGCCCTACGCATGAATGTACTAAATGCTTTCTGTCCTTGTTTAATATCAATAGGATCTTCACGAATTAAATACTCAGCAACTTTATCTCTACGTTTCCACGCATACTCATTCATTGCCTGTCTTATATCTTCAAGCTCCACAAATCTATGGTAACGCTTAGATAAACTCCAAGCCAGAGATACATTGATCTCATTAACCTCATCCCATATTGGATGATCACGATCTAATTCAGCCACGGTCTTTAAGCAAGTAAGCATGTGCTGCCATTACCATATCTGGATCATCATTAAGTAAACCTAACACTCTATTGTGAGGCGAACACAACAGACCCCGCACCTTGCCAGTCTGGTGATCATGATCAATATCAAGAGCACGATTCGTATATGATTTTCCACAGATATAACATCCGCCGTTTTGTTCTTCAAGCATACGATTATAATCATCAACACTTATTCCATAAGAACGGATCCTTGAGATCCGTTGCTCTTCGTAAGTCTTATTCCGATTTCTTGGCATGCTTAGCCCATACTCCACGCTGAACCATCAATGCAATGATTGCGTAGTTTGCAATATCAACAAACGAATCTTCTAATGATTCGTTGTTAGGTTTAACATTCTTGTATATCAGATTCTTTAATCGCTCTAACTTGTCTGACATACGAACCATTAACCCATTGGTTGCACCGCCAGGTGCATTCCAGATATTGAATGGACCATAATCAATTTGTTTCTTTACAAGAACTGCCAGCAACTCATCATATATTTTCTGAGCATCCTCTTCAAACTCAAGGATTAGCTGGTCGGATTTTTCAGTCGCCAACGGAGCACCTTTCTAGTTAATTGCATTGACTAGGTCAGTCAATACTTGTGCTCCTTGTGTGCAAATTATACTATTAACATCGCTGTCAGGTGGTAGCGACACACGTACGGCTTGAGGTATTGCATCTTGTAATCTTCTAGCTAATTCCTGACCAGGATTTGAACCATCCTCTTTAGCATCGTTATCAGTACAGATTAATACTGTACCTATCCCATCAAAGCAACGAGCAAAGTGAGGCTTCCAAGCGTTAACTCCTGCAACAGCGACAGCAGGATGACCAGCAAGTGTTGCACTGATTGCATCTATTTCTCCTTCTACTATTAGAACTTTATTGATAGCACTTAGTATTGCGTCAACATTATATAGGTGGTGCTTCTGACCAGTAGGTATCATGTACTTAGGATCTCCACCATCAATGCGACGGAACTTAAACCCTACTACACCAGCCTCGGTTATATAAGGAATAGACAAGTGATTCTTGATTCTATCCTCATGCCCAGGTGCTACCTCTGATACATATCCAAGCATGAACCGACTAGCACCTTCAAGAATCCCACGCTCTTTTAGATACGCCTCTGCTGGTGAACCAGCAAGAGCCTCATGGTATTGCTTGGCTGCCCTAGTCCAGAGTTCAATTAGCTTTGGATTAGTTCTCATCCCACTCCTGTTTTGCCCACAAAGTAAAGTTAATATAAATAAATAGTAGATCTAATCTTAATACTCTTGCATCCACATATTCAATTAGATCTAATGAATCTAAATCCTCATAAACAGATGTCATTGTATGGTATTCAATACCAATACCCCAACAATAAATGCGGTTGAACCCTGCATGTAAAGTAAATCTTCCCATTATTTCTTCTCCTGCCTATGCATTATGAATGGAGGTGCGCTATACACATCATTCTTCGTTGCTATCTGCAACGCCTTACGCCAAGTTGCGCCTTGTTGTACAGCACCAACTGCATAAGAAGATCCCGAACCTATCCCATATACTCCATCATCACGTAGAAATACCGAGAAGGTATCATCTATTTCATAGATGATTCCATTAACTGCAATTAAAAATAAAAATTCATAATCTTCTGACTTGTCATCTGCAACCCAACCATTCGCCTTCAAAGCCTCACGCATACTTGGAACTACATCCGTAATCATAAAATGATATTGATCTTTAATTGAAGGTGGTAGTGCTGGTGGTCTCCAAATATGTTGGATCGTATCACATGGCATAGTCGTCCCAGCTCCCGCAATTAAATACTTACCACGCTTGGTAATCTTTGTAATAATAGGATGAGAGTATGGTCTGCCCTTCTCTGTAGTTGTACGAGAGTCGGCTGCAATAATGCAATGATCATTCTTTTGTATACCAATAATAGTTGTCATTACTTTCGCAATCTTGGTGGTGTCCACCTACCATTTGTCCGTCGCCTGCCACGTATAGGCGTGGCAAACTCTTTACTCTTTTCTGATCCTATGTTTTTTTCTGCCCACTTACGAGCCTCTGAGTATGTTAGCTTTTCACGAGCCATGACTATCTGTATACCAGAGCCACTACCATGACAGGCATAACATACCCAGACGCCCTTCTCTGAATTAACTGAAGCAGACTTGCGTGAATCATCATGCACAGGGCAGAGAATAGACTTTTCACCTTGTGGCAAGGTTAAACCATAATGATTAAAGACTGCTTCAAGAAATTCAGGCTGATTCATTTAATACCAATTCCTTTCTTGATGGAAATTGTACGCCTTGCACCAAGTTCCGTACCGATGAAGCACATACTTGTGTGCTTCTGATGTCTGTTTTAGTATGGACCAATCTGGTTTTGCCCAGAGTAACTGCCATACTCCACGAGCACCACTCGATTTGTTGTACGAGTCGATGTTGTAACGGCTCTCTTTGTACGCAATCTTCTTCGCACAAGCAGCCTCTCGTTTGTCTGTTGTTACCGTGCTTATCGCCAACTCCAAAGCCTCCTCCTTGTTTAAGGTAGGAAGTATTTTCTCTATCGTTAAGATAGGAGATTGGGCTGACGCTGGTGTTGATATTACTATCAACATTGTTAATACGGTCATTACTGTCAACCGCATAGTTACCTCTTTTCAGTTGATAACTAACTGTCACCTTGTTATCTATGTCCATTGTAACCTGCCTGTTTTAGCAGATCGACCCAGAGTTGCGCTGGCATTACTGCATACGACTCTGAGACATTTGTAGTGCCACGCTTTTTTATTAGCACCACTCCAGTCTCGGCATCTGCATGAGTCATTTCATTGTCTAACTCTTTCAGATACCCAGAAAGATCTATCTTCTTTTCATTCTTACATTCTACTACAACACCATCTATGCCATCAATATCACCAACATCATCATGGCGACCAGCACCATAAGCTCGCTCAGCACAATAAAATCCATTAGAGACTAGCCACTTGGCTACGTCTCTTTCGTATTGAGAACCTTTACGTTTACTTGGTGTTGACATAATGATTTACTAATATCTGTTTAACTTCTATGCCACGTTTTTTTCTAATTCTCATTCGTTCTCTAGGAGAAGTGCCACCCCATATACCGTATGACTCATGAGCAAGACCCCACTCTAAACACTCTTTCATTACTGGACACTCCTTACATATCTGTTTAGCTTTCCGTTCTTCACTACTAGTAGCACTGGTGTGATCTTGGAAGAAAAACTCTAAACCAATTTCTTTACAAGTTGCATTAGTGAAGTCTGGATATTTCATTGACTAGTACCTCAATCGGTTGTAATTGATTAGCGTCCATTACTAATCGAGTGCCGTAACCATAGTCATGTAAGTAATGATTAGCAAGAAAATTTTCTCGTGTTGTCCAACCAATAACATCAAATAAACTATCCACATGTGGAAGTTGTTTATCCCCAGAAAACTTTACAAGTACAGCCAGATTAGATACAAATAACTCTGGTGCATTAAATATTAATTGCGGTAGTGTTGACGTCTTAACCTGTATAGATCTTCCCAATACCGTCTGGAGGTCGTGTCCGTTATCACCGCTAGGCGTAACCGTATCATCCGTCGGTAACCCAAGGAACCTAGCACATGCCACCTCACCCAAGCGACCCATAAGATTAACGGAATACGAGGAATTATTTTTATCAAACTTACGATCCGTAACATCATACTCCTTCTTATTCTTTCTTACCCTGTGGATAAACCTAAGTGAATCCATGATCTCATCTTCAGTTAATTCTATTACTGCCATTGTCGCACTACTCTTGCTCTATTTAATTCTGCTGGTGAGTTATATAAACTCATATGACTTGGCTCAACAGATAAAGTAATATAATTCTCGGCTGTTGGATCTGCCTTACCATGGCGATTCTTTACAACAGCAACCCTATATACATTGGCTATACCATCTAACGCTACGCTCAGTACCAGTTCAGGTAAGGCTGAGACCTTACCCATTAAAGCTTTACGTGGGGCTGGGTAGTTAGGCTTAGACATCTTTTCATTTTCAGATACATGGTGTAGAACTATGAACGCAGATTCATATTCTCTAGCCATGTAATGGAATGCAGACATTGCATCACGCAATGCTGTCCACTCATTGTCGCTGACTGCAGCGACATTCATTAAGTTATCAATATAGATTGCTGATGGTGGAGCACCGTGCAATTCAATCCAAGCTTCAATCTCTTCTTCAATATCTTGTAAAGAAGGAGACGGATCAAAACTAAAACGAATATGTCCAGCACCATCAGCCAGTGCATCTTCTAGGAGGACAGATGCCTCCGAGTCCATCATTCTTTCCACATCAGTCACTGGTCTATCCATAAGGATTGCACCTGCACGAAGGGCAATCGTTCGAGAATCAGAGTCTGCTGAAAAGTATAAGGCTGGAGTCTTAGATGTAACTGCGTACCATAAAGCAAGCATGGTTTTACCACCACCTGGTTGTGCTGCAACCAAGTGTAATTGTGCCTGACGGAATACAACTTGATTGCTGGTGAGTTGAGGTAGAACTTCAGGAAGGGCATGCCCTGCTGGAGATTCCACTCCTACTACTTGCAATAAGGTACGCATGGATTACTTAGTCCAGATTGTTTCGGCTTCTACTGCGCCTACTGTAAATGGCTTTGGTCCTTTAACAGGATCAAACCAACCTACATAGTTTTTACCAGCCTTGGAAGTACCCTTCTTCTTTGCATACTTACCACGACCATCTGGTAAATCTGGAGCATCTGGGTGTCCATATGTCCATTCATTGCCATACTTATCTTTAACAACCTCGATAGAGGTTGGTCCAGAACTAACTACTGTTGGGTTTAATCCAGCATTAGTTAGTGCTTGTACGGTTTTATCCATTGATGTCATACCGCCACGACCACCAAGTGCAGTCTGTAGTTCGGTTGCTGCTTTGATTGCCTCAATAGCAGCAGTCATGTTGGTAGCAAACTCAGCAGCACTATCACCTCGGACAGTGAATAGGTCTGTGCTGTTTAGCTTACCTGTATATGAGAACTTAGATTCAGTCATCTAGTTCGTCCTTTCTTTCCCTTTGTTGTTGGTATTTGCAATGGGAAATCTTTACTGCCCATCGCTGGGCATTTATCTTGAAACGAACACATACGGCATGAATCACCTACGGATGGTGGGAACCATCCGTTCAATACCGAATAGTTCATTGCACCAAATACATAATCAAAATAATCTATTGTCAGGTGCGACAGATCTATTAGATCGTCAAGCGAACCTGTTCTTGTCATAAAGAATGCGCCCCACTTAGGGCGAACACCCAAAGCTCTTTCAATACCAGAGGCATACAATCCTGCTTGGATCATACCAAATGGTGTCCTAGAACCTGTCTTGTAATCAACTATTACCAAGTCTTCCCCCACTTGGTAGATCGCATCTACAATAAAGCGAACTGGTGTTCCCCCGAAGTGAACATCTGCTTCCCATTCAATTCCAGGACGACCATCTGGCATAGTAGCAATTTTCCAACCAGAAGACTCGTACCATTTCTGGTACGCCTCTACCTGCTTGAGTCCATCGCTTTGCCAAAACGATAGATCTTCTCCGTCTGGACGTAAGGTGGTCTTACGTCCAGCCGTCTTCCACTCTGTCGAGGGAATCCCAGACTTGTCTTCGACTTCCTTGACGGCATCATTAAATACCTCAAGCCACTTCTGTGTCAAATCAATTGAGGTCATCATCACCTCTTATATATTCAGGGTTGTCCGCAGGGGTGGGTGCAGTCATTGGCGAACCACAGTTCGCACAGAAGGAATCAAGAAACCACATGATGAGTTCATAGTTTTGAAAGATTGCACGTATGACCTGTATGTTTGAGCCACAGTTAATACACTCATTGCTTGGTATACCACGTTGATCAATTGTCAAGTTGCTTCTTGTAAAACTCATGGTTGAGCCACTCCAGCATGGAGTGGACAGCAGAACCAGCAGCAAGATATACCGCAGGTTTCTCTGGAACCATAGCTACTTTGCTAAGATAGTATTTTTGTGGACAAGATTGCCAAGTGGATAACTGGCTATAAGATCTATGGGGAGGAAGTTCGTTCATTACCGAATAATAATCTAACCAACTGACAATCTCTGGTAACGACACACTTGTAGTTTTAACCAATAATCTGATAAGGTTGAGGGGTGGTGGGCGGGAAAGGCTCGCCCAAGGCGAGCCGTGAAAAAGAATAGGAAACTATGACATACCCAAATTGGTTTGAAGGTACTAATGCAAGAATAAACTTTGAAAAACATTTACTGCCATTATCGAACACAGCCTTGCGCTGTGTTCAAATAGGTGTATATACAGGAGACGCCACTAAATGGATAGTAGATAATATTTTAAAACATGAGGTATCTTGTCTTATAGATGTAGATACATGGCAAGGATCTGACGAACCAGTACATAAAAACATGGACTGGAATGATGTATGGAATACATATAGCGAGAAGAATAAAGAAGCTATTAACTCTGGCAAAGTTATACCAACAAGAAAAAGAAGTGATGTTTTCTTTGCTATGTCTGGCGGGGGTTATAACTTTATTTATGTGGATGGTGACCATACTGCATTTTCTGTATTGCGTGATGGCATGAATGCATATGAACAAACAGTTATTGGTGGACTAATTGCATTTGATGACTATACATGGAGCATGGGTATGGGTGATTTCTATGATCCAAAATATGCAATAGATACATTAATACATTTATTAAATGGGCGAGTTGAAAAGATTGAAGAAAACTCTCAACTCTGGTTAAAAAAAATCCAATAAAAAAAGAGGGGGATCAATTAAGATCCCCCTCTCTTCTTAGCCCTACCATTCTGGTGGAGCAACTGCGAGCGCATCCAGCGTGGCTATATTGATGCACCCGACTGCTGGGATGTTAAGGCGACGCTGCAACCCTTTTAACATTTCTTGTAGGGGAGCATCAAGCACATCATCGCCAGCAACGTTAAGAGCTATACGAACTTTCGTAACTAGCTCACTTCTTTCATCTGGTCCAACAAGTGTTAATAATTTATTTGTATCCATTAAGAAATAATTTGTTCAGTGTCAATAGTCTGCAACTGAAGAGTTACTATTCCTCCGAACCCGCTTGCAAAAGTGGGAGGTGCAACTTGCTCAAATTGAATAGCACGGATAACACAGATTCTTTCTTCTCCGTTCGAGAAATCTTGGTAGAGTACTGCTCCACCATTCTGTTCAATACGCTCAAGGTATGAGATTCGTTCCCATGGTACTGAGATTCTGGTATTGCCATTAGGGTCACGCTCCTCTTCATAACATAATAATGGAATAGTTAATGTTCTAGATCTTTGTGGTGCAGGTAATGCACGTATTTGCCACTCTTCTAATAAAGGTGATTTAGTATTATCAGATGAATCTCTACTAAGATTAAATGTAATTTCAAAATGATCTGATGGTTGTACATAACCAGCTAAAGTAATTTCAGTACTCATACCAAGAGGAGTACTACCAATACTTACAAGTTGGTCATCTTGATCTTCAATCGTAAATCCTAATATGCCACCAGTATCTGCTTCAGAGTTGATCAATAAAGATACTGGTTGTTTTCTTTCGCTAGTACCCCATCTAATCCAACCTGATTTTAAATAACCAGTTGTTGCTTTAACCGTAGCAGATTCTAGCCATACACCAGTAGATGACGTAATAAACTTACGTCCTGTTGTACCAATAAATGAAACACCATTAGGTGAACTGCTATCAATAACTAGATCAGATGCATAAGCATAGCCATTGCCTACAGCTTGACCTAAGTTAATTCTCCACAATCCAGTAGATCCAGATACGGTTTCAGATCTAGTTGCATACACATAAGATTGATCAAAGGCTAGATCAGATACATTGCCAGTAACATTAAGAGGTCCATATGTAAATGATGTATTATCTGTTCCAACTGTACCTATACGAACGCCTTTAGATGTAGCAAGAACAACAAACTCATTTAAATAAACACGAATCTGGTTTAAGGTTTCACCTCTAGGTAGTTCTGCAATAACAGTAGGATCATTAATTGCTGCCACCGCAGAGGTAGCATTCATTGTATAAGACTGTATTCTTGATATAGAACCTTGGGTATAGCCAACAATAATAGAACCAGGTAGTTCACTAATTGAATTAAAGGTTAAAGATGTATTAGCAAAATCATATCTTTCTTCACCGCTACTCATATTTACTGGTGGTGAAGCTGGGTTTCTGCCTAATTCATAAAGATGCATATCAACAGAATCATGCATAACACCAGCAATAATTCTATCTTTAACATAGGCAATACTTTGAACTGTTATAGATGTATGAGCAGCTGGTTTATTATATAATTTAGTAACAGCTAATGCTGTGCTTACTTGATATATACCATTGTTAGCACCAACAATTGCATATGTTCCATCTGTTGTTAATACCTGTGCGGTTGTTGATGTAGCCAAGGATGTTGATGTAGTTGTAGTCCCATCATAAAATTTTACGTCACCACCTGATATAAAAAATGTACCACCAGATACAGTAACAGGATTACTTGCTGCTGCTGTACTTAACTGTGTGGTTGCTGGTAATAAAGAAATCTCACCAACAGTCCAAGGATCTATATTATTAGATTCATAGAATCTAAATAGATCAGATGACTCAGCGTCATAATATCTTTCGCCCGCACCATGATGCCATGAGGTAGCAGATCTTAACCACCAGTTAGATAGCGACTGCTCACCAGCAGTTGCGCTTTGGTCAATACGTTCCTTCTGGTATGTCGTAGTAATACGACTAATACGGTTGTTGTCAGATGCAGCTGATAGCCAAGGAGTATTACCTATAGCATAACTAGCAGCAAAATCATCACGTTGGTATCTAACCAACGCAGTAGGAATATCGGTGCTGATTGCAATAGGCAAATCACCTTTAAGATATTTATTGGTAGTTGCCATGTTTTATCTCCTACTTCTTATCTGATTGTTCCATCCATTTAAACCATGGTGATGTATCATTACCACATTCTTCTTTAATAGATATGTGTAAATGTTTTATATGTTTATTAGAGCCAGTGTATTTTCTATCGCCTTTTTGTTTAGACCAAATGCGACTATCAAATATTAAATAAGAAACCCTATTGTCTTCTTTAAGTCGATTGTAAATATCTTTACAATCTACTCCATTAATAGGATCATGAGTTAGGTCTGCTGCTAGACCAGTATTGTGGTCTGAATTAGGACTGGCTTTTTGATGAGCAGCAGATGGTAGTAGACCATCGCTTGCTTTCTTCCTCTGGGGAAACAATGCCGTCGCTTGGCGCAACACAGCAATCGCAGCAGGTGTGGCTTTCTTGACTACAGGTTTCATTCATTACTCTTTCCTGCCACTAATTCATATAAACTGTCAATCCGTTTTTCTAGTCTGTCGACGGAGTCCCGCAAGGACGAGCCAGCGTTTGGTTTAAGTTCATTAAGGTAATGCTTTACCAGCCAACGAACTGAGCCAGCAAAGCTGGCGACTATTGTGGTAACCGCTACTGCGATACCAGCCCATTCGTTGGTAGTCATTACTCTTTAGAACCTACGCCGTATTCAGCTTCGGTCTTGTCTAATGCTTTAGCAGCAGGACCAGCAATAGCAGCAATGGCAATAGATACAATTGGATCTAATCCAAGTTCATTGCTTGCTAAGAATCCTAAGAATGAAACTAGCACACCACGAAAGTATGACTTAAGTATTGCCTTTTGTTTTTTTGTTAGCTTCAGTTTATCCATTTATTTCTCCTTTAGTTTAAATTAATATTTATGCAAAACTTACGTTGCCAGTACCAGCGGTAAATTTCTTATATGAGTAAGAGCCGTCAGTACCTGTAGCATCTGCAGTTAATCCTGCACCTACAGTTATGGAACCGTCAGCAGTTAGCCAGCGAAGGATAACTACACCTGAGCCACCAGCAGCACCATTACCACCATTAGTTCCTCCCCCACCTCCGCCACCACCTAGGTTGGCAGTTCCAGCAGTACCGTGTGCAGTTGTATTTCCACCAGCACCTCCACCACCAGTTCCTCCAGCACCAGCATTGGCTCCACCGCCACCACCGCCACCACCACCATAAGTTACAGATGAACCAGTAATAGAAATTGCAGTTCCATTTCCTCCAGCACCACAAACTGAACTGGTTGCAGTTCCACCTAAGGCACTAGTTCCTCCCCCACCACCGCATCTTTGATTTCCAGAAGAACCTGCTCCACCATCTTTACCTTGACTAGTAGTTCCTGAACCAGCAGCAAAACCACCGCCACCTTGAGCACCTCCACCACCGCATCCACCATTAGCACCAGAACCTTGACCTGAACCGTCTCCTCCTCCACCACCTCCGCCTAAAGAAGTAATAGTTGAAAATATAGAATCAGAACCATTGGAGCCTCGTTGGTTTGGGTCAGCACCTCTTGCGCCTCCGCCACCTACAGTTACTGTGTAATTAGTATTTGTAGTTAATGTTAAGGCAGACTCTACAGATGCTCCGCCACCTGATGTTGTTACAGTTGAGCGTAAACCTCCAGCACCACCGCCACCAGAGCATTCATCGCCTCCACCTGCACCACCAGCAAGTACAAGATAATCAATAGTTACTATTGGAACAGGAGTTACAGAAGCACTTGCAGAACTTGCAACACTTGAACCTGCAATATTGTGCGCCTTTACCGTAAAGGTATATGCTGTGCCATTAGTTAGTCCTGTGATAGTTATTGGAGAAGATGACCCAGATTTTTTTATATTACCTGGAGAAGAGATAACTGTATAACTTAGGATTGTAGAACCACCATTATCTGTGGGAGCAACAAAAGATACTGCTGAACTTGCATTCGCAATTGTTCCAGATACAGATGTTGGTGCTCCTGGGACTGAGATATTAGAATCTACAGGAACTATCCTTTGTACGTTTGTTAAATCTATAGCAGCAACTGCTGCTGATACCTCTGCGTCTGTAGCCAACACTGTGGCTTCATCAGCCAAGTTTGCAAGGTCTCTTGCTCTACTCATTTGGAATTACTTCCCTCCAAGATAGGTCATCCTCTGACCAGTAGTAAGTCTTACCTTCTACCACAGGGGCAGGAGTAGGTGCTTGCCACTGGCAAGTATCCTCATCTAATACCCAAGAGTTAAATGGTTTAGGTGCAATAAATGCATCTCTTGCAGCATCATAGGTATAACCAATGCCTGCATAGTTCTTACGAATGTTGCCATTGTAAGATGTTCTCTTACATACTTGACCTCTGAAGTTACCATAGAATGCTTCCCAAGCTTCAGTGTTGCCACCAACTTCGGTACCATCAGTATCGGTCTGAATTATGTTTTCATCAACTCCTGTAATTACCTCAGTAACTACATTGTTGTTATCTAAGAATGCGTAATGTGCCATTGTGTTTTTCCTTTTCTATTATGCCCAGGATACGTTGCCTGTGCCTGCAGTTAATGTAGTTACTTTATATGAACCATCTGTTGCTGTTGAACCAGTAAGACCTGCTCCAATAGTTATTGTTCCCATAGCAGTTAGATATCTAAGAATTACAACTCCAGAACCGCCAGAACCTCCTACGCCAGTGCCGCCAAAGCGTTCTGTACCACCGCCACCACTTCCAGTGTTAGTGCTTCCATTAGTAGCGTTGCCATTAGTTGCACCATTACCACCACCACCTGAGCCGCCTGTACCAACAGTACCACCATCATAAGTAGAGCCACCGCCACCGCCAGCACGGGTTACTGAAGTTCCAGTAATTGAAGATGCAGTTCCTGCACCTCCGTTACCTCCAGTTGTACTTGTTCCATTTGCACCAACAGCACTTGAACCACCACCTCCGCCTGAGCCATAATTAGGTGAACCTGTATACCCTCCACCACCAGCATATCCTTCTACTGGAGAGTAAGAACCAGCATTGCCAGTTCCACCTGAGTTTGTACTACCGCTAGCACCATTGTAAGCAGAACCACCGCCTGAACCGCCAGAAAGTCCAATTTCTTTTGAACCACCATTAGTACCACCACCACCGCCTCCTGTTGAGGTTATTGTACTAAATACAGAATTAGAACCACTGGAGCCTCTATTGTTGATTTGACCACCAGGACCAGCACCACCAACGGTTGCAGTGTAATTAGTGCTTAAAGAAATAGCAAAATTAGCAGCAGTTCTATAACCACCAGCACCTCCACCGCCGCCATGCGCAGAACCACCGCCACCAGCCCCACCTGCAATTACTAAATACTCAACTTCAGGGTTAGCATCAGTAGTAATAGAATTACTTGCACTTGATTCCTCTGAGTCACCATTAGCATTACTTGCTTTAACTTTAAAAGTATAACTAGTATTTCCAGTTAAACCAGTGACTGTAATTGGAGATGAACCAGTCGCAGTTACTGAACCAGGATTAGATATTGCGGTAAATGTAGTTGCTGTAGCACCTAAGGTAGCAGCAGTATAAGTAACAGTTGCACTTGTTGAGCCAGTTTTAGTAGCCGTGCCAATAGTAGGTGCATTAGGTTTTGCTACACTTGTATTTCCTACTGCTAAAGATGTAGAGTTACCTGTCTTTACGCTTTTGACTGTCATTAAGAAATCTCGCTTCCAAATGCTTGAAATGCTAAGTTGGCTGTTGAGGCATATACGGTAACAACATCAGTTGTTGCTAAGGTAATACCTAAAGTTATTGTTGTTGTATCGAGAGCACCTACTGTTACATCATAAGCCAAATACATTGCATTAGTCTGTGCTGCTCCAGCAGGTCTAACAGAGATACGATATGTTGCAGAAGTACCAGCAAGGTTTGCTACTGTAATAGTAGATACTACTGCTGAGGTAGATGCAGGTACTGTATATAGAGTTGTTGCTGTTGTTGCGCTTGGGTTACTTTGACCAAGCACCTTGTAAGTTGTTGGCATTTATATTCTCCTTAGTGTTGGTTAAGCACCCATCAGCATAAATACTGTTGGGGTTGGGTCTGTTGTTACGGCTGCCCATTGAAGACCAGTTGCGGTTGCTGAGTTAGCACTTAGATAATATCCATTAGTTCCAACCGCCAACCTACCTACTGTGTCGGCTGCAGTTCCAACTAATAAATCACCTTTAGCATCTATTGTTGTATTAGAAATAGCAGTTGCTAAGTCAAATGCGGTAAAGGTAATAATCTCAAGTACATCAGATGCAGCCAGTGCTGCCAAAGATGTAATGCTAGTTCCATTAGATGCTGTGTAATCTGTAGTACGAACTAATAGAACACCATTTAGATATACCTGCTCTTTACCTGGTAGGTATGACAGGGTTTGTGATAAAGCATCTGTTCCAGATACTGAGGTTTCTCCACCAGTTGCTACGAATCTGTAGCGATAGATTTCTGCAGTTGAAGAAATTGAACCCCAACCAGAACCATCCCAAGCATACATAGCATTATCTACTGAGTTCCAATATAGAGCACCTTCAATTAGGGCAGCACCATCATTGTCTACAGATGGAGCAGATGCTTTAGAACCTAGGTATCTATCATCAAAGGAATCATATGAGGCAGCAGCAGCGGCAGCAGAGGCTGCAGCAGTAGTTGCTGATGAAGCAGCAGCGGTTGCGCTATTAGCAGCAGATGTAGCTGAGGTCGCTGCACTACTTGCAGAAGTCGCTGCAGATGTTTGTGATGTTAAAGATGAAGCAGCACTAGTTGATGCAGAACTTGCAGAAGTTAAAGCACTAGATGCTGAAGTTGCAGCAGAAGAAGCACTAGTAGCTGCAGAAGAAGATGAAGTAGATGCACTAGACGCACTTGTCGCTGCAGCGGTAGCACTAGTTGCAGCACTTGCTGCAGAGGTTGCTGCGCTAGAGGCAGAGGTTGAAGCACTAGATGCAGAGGTAGCAGCAGCCGTGGCTGATGCTGCAGCACTAGTAGTTTGTGTATCAATGTAATTTCTAGTAGCAGCAGAAGATGCTGCAGTTGGTTCAGCAAGACCAGTAATGCTTGCACCAGTAATAGTTCCACCGCTAATAGTTGCAGTAGAGGTAAAAGTTCCAGATATTGTTGCACCATTAATAGTTGGTGTTGTTAAAGTTTTACTTGCTAATGTTTGCGCTCCGCTAGTACCAACAACATCTCCAGATATACCATGAACCGAAGTAGTTGCTATTTCATGTGCTCTTGATTCTGTAAAATCTCTAGCCGATACACCGTGTTCGACGTTAGCACCAACAGCATG